CTATACTCTTTTTGTTTTTGTTGTAAAATTGTTTTTTTCTCTTCTTCACTTATTGTTGGTTCAGATTCAATTATTCCACACAATTTGTTTTGATAATCAATATGAACTTTAGATTGTAAATGTCTATGTTTATTGCCAAAAGTATATTGATTACCACATTCACAATTAATAATTTCAGCCTTTTGGTTCTTAAGTTTTTCCTTATTAGCTTCGCGCCATTCTTTGTTAGCCTTTGCTGCTTCTTCTTTGTTTTTCTGTCTATATTCTTTTTTTTGTTCTGATAATTTTTCTTTGTTTTTCTCTCTATATTCTTTTTGCTTTTCTGTAATTTCTTCTTTATGTTCTTGAGCATATTGTTTTTGATATTCAAGTTTTTGTTCTTTATTTTCTTCATAATTTTGTTTGACTTTATGTAAAATATAATCTTTATTTTCTTCATACCAATTTTTTTTCTGTAAATTTTTCTCCTCTTTAGAAGTAAAAGGGGAAATACAATTTAAATTAGGTTTCAATAAATCAATCCAATAACGTTCTCTTACAGCAGCTTCTCTTGAATTATTACAGTTAAATTCTTCTAATTGTATCATAGACCAATTATTCCATCCACCATAATTTCTAATAAATTTATAAACATTTAAATTATAATTTTTTGAATTTTCATTACAACAATTTTTTTTATGGTTATGTTTTCGTTGATTAAAATTAGTTGTATGACCTATATACATATCAGTAATTGTAGTGTCTTTACAGCAAAGTTTGTAAACAATAGTTTGGGAATAATCTTTTTGAACTTTTGGCATTTATAAATATATTAATAATTTATTTCTAAATAGTTTATGAATATCTTATAATATTTTAAAACATAACTAGTTTTATTTTCAATTAGAAATCTTCTGATATTTCAAAAGCATTATCATGTTGTTTATTAGCTAAAGCATATGAGTCATTGCGTTTCTCGAAGAAATTAGTTTTACCTTCTAAGCTAATCAACTCCATGAAGTCAAAACTATTACTTACATTGTAAATCTTTTTATAGCCTAATTGGACTACTAATCTATCAGCAACGAATTTAATATACTGAGTCATAAGTTCTGAGTTCATTCCAATTAATTTACATGGTAATGCTTGACAAATAAATTCAGTTTCAATTTCAACAGCTTCTTTAATAATCTCATGAATACGAGTCTTGTCAATTTTCTTTTGTAGTTTACTATATAAAAGGACAGCAAATTCGCAGTGAAGTGCCTCATCTCTTGAAATCAATTCATTGCTAAATGTTAAACCAGACATTAGACCACGTTTCTTCAACCAATAAATGCTGCAAAACGCGCCACTAAAAAATATACCCTCTACACAAGCAAATGCAACTAATCTTGTAGCAAAACTACTTCTATTATCATGAATCCATTTTTGAGCCCAATCAGATTTCTTTTTAATACAAGGAAAATGACTAATAGCATTAAAGAGTTTATCTTTTTCTTGTTTATCTTTAATATAGGTATCAATTAATAAGGAATAAGTCTCAGAATGCACATTTTCCATCATTATTTGAAAACCATAAAATGCTCGTGCCTCTGCTAATTGGACATCGTTCATAAAACGAGAAGCCAAATTCTCTAGAACAATACCATCACTCGCTGCGAAAAATGCCAAAATCATTGAAATAAAATATTTTTCGTCATTATTTAAGCTGTCCCAATCATTCATATCTTTTGATAAATCGATCTCTTCTGCTCTCCAAAAACAATCCATTTGTTTTTTATACATTTTCCATATGTCATTACATTTAATTGGGAACATAACAAACCTATTATCATCAGGTGTTAGTAAAAATTCACTAGAGTTTCTCGACATCCTAAATAATATATTATAAAGATTTTAAATTTGTTTTATTAATAATAAAATAATTGTTTATTTTAAGAATGGAACAAATAATACCTTATCAAGCACGCATCATAGTTCCTATTAAAGAAAGAGATGAACAATTTATTCATTTACAAAATTTAATAGAAGCAAAAAGAGAAATGTTAATTAACAAACAAAAAAAACTTCGTTTCATAACAAAGCAAAATAGATTTTTAGACGATGTTAAGAATGACTATCAAAATTATTATGGATTTATTGAACAACAAAAAAAAGACCAAATTACAGCCCTTCAAGTTTTAGACGAATATATTAAAGATTTAACTTTATCGGGTAAATTAACAAAACATAATATAGAAGATTCAAAGAAGGAACAATCAAAAATATTAAGAGAAATCAAAAGCATAAAGAACAGCTTAGATTCGATAATCAATAATACAGAACAAATTTCCAATAAAAATTTCACTCATTAAACTAAATTTTATATACATTTAATATATAAATGTTTGCACAACCTGATTTTTTAGCTCAATTTCAAGAAAAAATGGATAAATTAAATGCTGTAAGAGGAAACATCCAAACAGGATTACAAATTAAAGAAGACTTTACAAATCAATTAAAGACCAGACTTGGGGATATAAAACAACGTCTTCAACAATTATCAGGGTTAATTAATGATTTAAAAACGAAAGCAAGTAATTTAGAAAATCAAATTACTACCAATACAACATCTATAGATGATAAAGAACGCGAACTCCAAGCATTAAGAGACCAAATTACAAGTTTAACAACAGAAAGAGATACCCTAATTGCTAAAATCACAAAACAAGAAGAAGATGCTAGGAATCAAATTGGTCAACAACAAGCTAAAATTGATCAATATGAAGCCGAATTAAGAGATGTAAAACAAAATGTCGAGTCAAAAACAAATGAATTAAATGCATTACGTGAAGAAATTAATAGAACTGGAACTGAAAAAGATGCCGCACATGCGGAACAACTTAAAAATTTATCAGAACAATCACAAAAACAACTGGCTGATCAAGAAACTCAATTAATGCAAAAAATCAATGAATCCGAAGGAAAAATAAATGCATTAGAACAACAGTTGAGAGATAAAGTTTCTGAAATTGAATTGAAACAAAAAGAAATAAATGATGCTCAGGGTCAATCTCAAAATTCTGCTCAATTATTACAACAACAAATTGAGAGTCTTAAAAAAGAAAATGATGAATTGGTTCAAAGATTGATTTCAGCTACAAATGCGATTAATCAAGCTACAGATGATTTACAGAGATTTATAAATAGTGTTCCCAATGCACAAACAAAACAAGAAGTCGACGATATTTTAAATGAAATAACAGATCAAATTGAACAATCCATTCAAAATATTGGACGTGCTGCTCAAGGTCGACCTGCTGAACCAATACAACTTATTCCGTTAATAGATATTTTAGACAATTCCCAGAAAAATTTATCGTTTAATGATATTAAAAAACAAATATATGATAAGGCAAAACAAATCAACAAAGAAAGTAAGTATTCGGAAGCTTTAAAAAAACTAAAAAATATAAACAATGTTCCGAATATGAATGATGTAGCAAAAATTAAAGAAATATTACAATATTATGGTATTGAACTTAAAAATAATCAGATTATGGGTGGACGTAAAACAAAAAAAAATAGAAAACAAAAGGGTGGATTTGTATATAAAACTAGATCAAAAAGAAGAAATATAACTTCCAAATTAACTTCAAGAAAAAGTTATAAAAATAGTTCAGGAAAAAGTTCTACTTCTAGATAAATTAGAAAGCATTCCTTTTAAAGAAGGATAATAATTACAATTGTTTGGCCATTTTCCATGCATTGCTCTATATTTTAATGAATTTATATTAGATCGTCTTGAAATAATGAGTTTTCTATTGTTAAATATTTCCTTCCATTTGCGTTGTATAATTTTTAACCAAAATGTTTTTAAAATAGAAATACAATGTTGGGATGGTAAATAAATACAATGAGCAATTTCTACTTTAATACAACTAAAATTCATATTATGATATATATTTAAAGTATTTAATAAGTTATTATCTATTACCTTAAACCGTGCATAAGTTAAATAATGGTAATTAATTTCACCATGAATATTACCATGAATATTTTTATCATATTTTTCACATAAAACTAAATTATATTTCGTTAAACTTTCTTCTTCAGGTTCATATATTGATTCATCAAAATCTGATTCATCATCAGTTTGATACAACGACTCTTCCGATTCGTTATCAGTATCAGTATCAGTATCAGTATAAAAATTATAGTTTGGCATATTTAATAATAATAATTTAATAATAATATATTATTATTAATCAATTTTTTTTAAATATTATATATATAATGAAGCTCAAATCAGCTATTTTAAAATTTTTAACCAATAAGTGGGTTTTAAATGTTGTTGCTTTTTTGGCATTATTTAATGTAATTGGTTATGCCGTAATTGGAAATTTAAATGCAGTTTTATCATTTATTATAATTGCTGTTTTAGTAAGATACTTTAGTAAAAACATGACAATCGTTTTGGGTATTCCATTACTTATTGTTAATTTAGTATCATATAAAGGAAATATGGTAGAGGGTATGGATACGCAAAATAATTCATCAAATGGAAATGGTGCTACTACTGCTACTAATGGATCAAATGCTGCTACTACTGCTACTACTGGATCAAATGGAAATGGTGCTACTACTGCTACTACTGGATCAAATGGAAATGGTGCTACTAATGATAAAGATAAAGATAAAGTATCTAGTCAAGGATTAATGATGAGCTCAGTCGAAAGTAGTTCAACAAGTGAAAATAATGCTGCTCAAAGCACTGGTGGAGAACAACAAGGATTTGAACCAGGTCGTAAAAAAAATAGAGGATATGATATTGATTATGCTACTACAATTGAAGATGCTTATGATGAATTAAATAATATATTAGGAGGAGATGGTATCCAACGTTTAACTTCTGATACCCAACATTTAATGAAACAACAAATGCAATTAGCTGAGGCTATGAAAGGAATGGGTCCTGTTATGCAATCGATTGCACCTATGGTTGAAAACTTAAAAGGTATGATGGGTCAATTAAATGGAAACGATAAAGACGGTTTAGGAGGGTTAATGAATTTAGCTAAATCAATGTCTGGTAAAGCAGCTCCAGCGAAATAAAACAATTTAACAAACTATTTTAATATTATAATTTATATAATATGAAAAAATGTCCACCTGGAGTTATATGTATTGAAAATTATTCAATGTTTTTTATTGTCATTTGTATTTTAATTTTAATATACATAATTTATACAATAGTATATAAACTTAACATCGTCGTTAATAATTCACCTTCTGAAAAAATAGTGATTAAAGATTCAAATGCAGAGGGACAAAATACAGGATTTAACAGTTGGTTTGGAGGATGGATTCCAAGCTGGCCTTACACTAATTTACCAAGTGATCCATTATTAAATCCTTATGCACCCCCGCTTCGCGATGAAAGATATTTTATGCCAAGGTATCCTTCTTATGTTCAACCTGGAGCAGTGCCAATTAATATTTCCACGAACATTGGTGCAGTGGATACTCAATATAGACAACTTGGTATATTAACTGCAACAAATACCAAAGGTAATATTATAGCACTCATGGGGCGCCCACTTTTTACCAATCGTGATAAATGGCAATATTATACAATGAGTCCAGAAGGCAATAACAATAATATAAAATTACCTGTATCAAGAAATGGTAAAAGTTGCACAAATGAATATGGATGTGATCGATTATATAATGGAGATACAGTTTACATTGAAGGAATCAATCAACCCTATAGAATAACTATGTATGATAATGATACGATTAAGTATTTACCTTTTATATAATAATGTAATCAAATCAACCTTTAACATTATTATATTTTTCTGGATTTTTTACTTTTATTTTTGTTTTTTTTTGATTTATTGCGTCTTGTTTTTTTCTTTGATTTTGAACCACCTGTTTTGGTTGTAGATTCCTCTGCTTTAAGTTCATTAGATTCAGATTGTGGTTCCTTTACTACTACTGGTTGTTCTTCTGATACTACTGGTTGTTCTTCTGGTACTACTGGTTGTTCTTCTGGTACTACTGATTGTTCTTTAGGTTCCTCTACTGCAACTGGTTCCTCTTTAGATTCCTCTTTAGGTTCCTCTATTGCAACTTGTTCCTCTTTAGATTCCTCTTTAGGTTCCTCTATTGCAACTTGTTCCTCTTTAGATTCCTCTTTAGGTTCCTCTATTGCAACTGGTTCCTCTTTAGGTTCCTCTATTGCAACTGGTTGTTCTTTAGGTTCCTCTTTAGGTTCCTCTATTGCAACTGGTTGTTCTTTAGGTTCCTCTTTAGGTTCCTCTACTGCAACTGGTTCCTCTTTAGATTCCTCTATTGCTACTGGTTCTTCTGCAACAGGTTCCGGAGATGATTGATCATCAGCCATAATTTCTGCTGCTTTATTAACAGATGCAAATCCATTTTGAGGTTTATCAGATGGGGTATTTTGAGATAATTTATCAGCTACCTTTGTAGTTAAATAATCAATCACTACAGATATTGATTTAGACAAATTTTCTGATGAATTTTTTGTATTATTATCTACTTGATTAACATCTAAATTTTCAGTTGATTCATTATTAGATTCAGATTTTGTATCTTCTTCAGTTGTTTTTTGAGTTTCTTCAGTAGCAGGTATCTCTCCTTCAGGAGCAGGTTCTTCTACGACAGGTTCTTCTGTAGGAACAGGTTCTTCTACAACAGGTTCTTCTACAACAGGTTCTTCTGTAGGAACAGGTTCTTCTGTAGGAACAGGTTCTTCTGTAGGAACAGGTTCTTCTGTAGGAACAGGTTCTTCTTCTGCAACAGGTTCTTCTACGACAGGTTCTTCTACAACAGGTTCTTCTGTAGGAACAGGTTCTTCTGTAGGAACAGGTTCTTCTACAACAGGTTCTTCTGTAGGAACAGGTTCTTCTGTAGGAACAGGTT